AGGATCAAAAATAGCAGAACTCTTTACTATTACTTTGTAATAATTCCAAAAACCTGCGGAACCAGAAGCAATATTATCAATAGAGTCAAGAGCTAACCTAAGATATTTTTTGTTATTAACATTTCCATACTGAGGATGCCAATCTTTTTGATCAAAATTATAATCAAATCCTTTAGTGAAATTATTTATTCGTATAGCGGGAACCCCGCTGGTAGATTCTCCATTGTCCGCTGTCCAGTAGGCAAAACTTAGCAGAACGTCATCTTTTTCTAAAGGAATATTATTAGAAGTCACCCAAAAGTCATCAATAAATCCTGTTCCTTCGTTAATATAGGTAACAGAAGGAGGAGAATTATAAGCAGAGGGTCCATCTCCTGACGTTAAGAAAACTTCTTTGTTACCAGGATCTAAAGGAATATTCCAAGAACTAGGGTATAGTTTTCCACCACTTGTATAGTAATCTCTAAAATGTCCATTTGGAACTAAATTTTTACCGCTTAAGATAGGGGTTGCTCCTTTTGTTGTCTGAGAAACAGTGTCTATGGAAGAAACATTACTAGCATCCCAATCTTCCATTAAAGCTCCTCCTCTAAGAAAAGGTCCGAAAACGTGAGATTCAAAATCCGCTCCCCCGTCAAATACCTTGCTATCTAATGCTTTTTCAAAATCATTATATAAATGCCAGAGTCTATGAGGAGCCTCTCCAAAATCTGTTTTACGAAGACTTTTTTGAGAAACAACTTTCTTTAAAGAAATATCAGTCAAATAATTTGTAGATTCAATTGAATTAGAAATAGATTGTACTTCATTAGTAAGAGCTTGGTTAGAAGAAGATGCAGCTAAAGAGCCCATATTCCAAAATTCTAAATAAATATCCTTTGGATGATCTCCGGCACGAAATTTAACAGAATATGAGATTCTTTCCCCTTCTCCTTTCCTTGCTGCCCAGTTTGGAGAAAATTTAGTTCCGGAAGCGTTATAAAAATCAAATTTTTCTGTGACCCAATTGTAGTACTCTGTAGGACTTTGATTAGGTATTATCTGTTTAGCTGTCACCCCTATCCCATTATTTAAATAAAGATCGCTTGTAGTAGGAATAGAATAAGCGTCAAAAGTTAGTTCATATTCTGTATTAGCTTCTAAACCTGAAACTAATTGAGATACGCTCGCCACTTTTGGATAAGTAGTAGAAACTAAAGAAGTAGGCCAATGTTGGGAGGTCAATTTCACAGCATATTTATTTTCATCAATAATTCCTTTTTCTACTTTTGAACCTCCATTCGCACTAACAATCCAAAAGTCCTGCCATGAAGAAGATTCGTAAGAAGAAAACTTAATAAGATTTGTAGAAGAAACTGCACTAGCAGAAGTAAGCTCATTTATTTTCCAAAGTTCATACAGCTCCGCAGGTAACATGCTACGATCTCTTAAGCCTGACCCACAGTATTGGATCGAATTTCTAGTAGGAAAGGTATCGCTTACTGTGATGTCGTTAATAACAGCGGAAGGTACTGCTCCTACAGAAGTATCCCATACTCCATTCCTATCTTGAGAAACAACATAACCATTCTTAGCATACCCTAAAGAAACAAGAGGCTCAAAATTATTTTTATAAAAATTAAAACCCAAAGGGATATAATCTTCAACATTTTGAATTGCTGAGACAGGATCAAAAACAGCACTGGCAGATAAAAATTGATATGCAATAGGGGGAGATTCTCCATTCCTAAAATGAACATCCTGTATAGGCAAAGCATAACTTAAATCTTTTCGCCTAGCAGTGTAACGATTATGATCTGAATCAGAAATAAGAGATTCAGATATATTTGCACCTCTCCAAGTAGTACTAGAGGGAGGGGGAATGTAGTTAAAGGATCGTAAGGCAGACAAAGGTTTATTCGGGAAGTCTATATTATGTCCACTAGCATTAGCGATAACGTAACCTGTGCCGCTTGCTAGGCTATGCCCTCCTGTAAATGAATTTTGAAGTACAATCCCAGAGGCTCCAGGTATATTTCTATCTAAGGTAGGTCTAGGATATATTTCAAAGGCCGGACAATCCATGTCTCCTTCATGTTTCATAACTCCAGAAGTGTCAGAAAATTCTGTGAGGAATCTTAAGTTGAGAACCACGTGCAGGGGCATAAATTCTATAAAAGTTTCCGCCATAGAATCAACAGCACTGGACCCCCAAGCTGTAGACTCGGGAGAAGATCTAACCCAATAATCAGAAGCTGTTAGGGTAACAAATACATCCGAAGATTTAGAGCACCAGAAATCTAAAAAATCAGCATCTCCTCTAGAAATTAATAAATCCCTATTAAAAGGATACTGTATTGCTGTTTTAAAGAACTTCCAAGTTTTATGTGTCCCTAAAAATTCTGTTTCATTATCCAAGGTTCCGTTTCTTATATAAGAAATTACAGAGGAGACTGCTGAGGAATCAATTTCAAAACCTCCAGAACATACAGGAGCAGATAACCAATTTTGTATAGAAATTAATTGGTCTTCGTCTACGGTTATTCTCCGATAATAGTTGTCTCTTTCAAAAGGAGGTACAAGAGTTGTTCTTCCTTGGTCATTAACGTATTTAAATTCCCACTCTTCTCCGCCGTATTGTAGAAATTTTGTTTCAGAATGAATACGAGCTATTATATAATCTACTGATAATCGTCTCAGTTTTTCTATAGAAGCAGGTAAACGAGGAGGAGTAAGACCTAATCGTTGGAACAGTCTTTGAAAAAAAGTGAAAAATTCATCTACTACTTGTTTGTCTCCTGAGAAAACCGGGGATTCAGTCGAAATTGTGTAGTATAAAAGAAAAGGAATATACGATTCCCAAGATTCAGTAAGAGCAGAAGCAGGATTTATAATAGAACTAGGAAATAAATGATCCATAGCATTATTCAATGCCTCTATAGTTCCTTTAGATTTATAAACATAAATAGCTTGTCTTAATTGATTTCTCCAAGAAGAGAGATCTTGTCCTCTTAATCTCCATCCTAAATATTTTGCTAAGTACTCAAAAAAGTCTTTCGGACAACGCTCAATATCTAATAGGTCTTCTAAATCTCCTATTAGTACGTTTATATCGTAAAGACTACAACCAAGTCCTTTAAAAAGAGAGTATAAAGGACCTGAAGGCTCTTTTGTATCAGGAATAAAACCTTGGCCTATAAGAGTATCTAAAGTTGTCTCTATAACAGTAGACTCTATATCTTGTTTATTATAAACAATGTCAATAAGAGTCCCTATCCTATCAAGATGTTGAGTTCCTGAAGTATAGGAAGAAGTTGTTAACCCATCAGATCCGCTTGTTGACTTATTAAGAATAGCAGGGACATATGAATTAAAAATAATTGATTGGTCAGTATGAAACCAAAGATATCGATATAGTTTTTTCAAACAATCTGCTAGTTCGATACCTATTCCAGAAGTATAAATAAGATCTGTTATTAAATCAGAAACACCTGCGGAAGGTTGAAACTCAGGTGTTGTTTGAGTAGCAGACGTATTTATAAAATATAAAACTCCTAATGAATTGATTAAGTGTTGATGAGCTGCTGCTTGTGTGGATACTTCTGGGAACAGGTAGGAAGAGGCTCCTTGAACGAAAGTATCGGTGGGGTTATTTAAATGTATATTGGGCAGAATTACAGAAGACAATGCATTCTGGAACTGGGAGGATGAAACAAAATCCCTTATCTTTGTAGGAAATCCGTTTTGCGTTAGAGAAGTCTTTAATGGATTTAAAACATCAGTCTGAAATACAGACGCAGTAACTTTTGTTAAATTATTTTTATTAATAAAGAAATCTCTTATAGCAGTACTGTCATAAGAGGATACATTGAAAACATAAGTATCAAAATCATTAGCTAATGTAGTAATTTTATTAATAAAATCAAATATTAAATCTTTTTTTTCTGTTCCGTACAAAAGAATTTCATCTTCAAAATATATTTGAGGAATATATTTTTTTAATACTTCAATATAATTATATTGATAAAATTCTTTATTTAAACTCATTACACGTATTCAACGTTAATTTCTAAATTATTCAACTGCAAGATTTCATTATAATTAGTAAATAAATCGTTGCCGATATTATCAACTGTTGCATAGGTCACTTCTGTTACATTCATAGCTGTAGAAATTATGTCTCCTAAAGGGACAGTCATTCCAAAATCAATTTTATCAGCATGGAAAAAACTAGTGATATCAGAAGCTACTTTTGCTTTTATAGACTCCTCGTTTACTTCTTGAGATTTTCTCAATACAATTGTAAGTATCAAATCTAGTGTTCTCACTAAACCATCTACCGCTACCACTTCCGTACTAATAGTTTTTACTTTTTGAAAATAATCAATTAATTCTTGTTTGTATATAAGGGAAGCTCTTTCTAGTTGATTTTTAGTGGCAAACAGTAAACAGTAAATATCCACTATATTTGCTCCAGCTCCAGATTGTCTTTGAACGGCAATACACTTAGCCTTCCCCACGGAACTTTCAAACGCATTTGCTAAAGAAGTATAGTCATCTGCTGTTACGGCTCTATATTGTGCCCTAAAAACATAAGGTGCATACGTTTTAGCATGTTCAATAGTTTCTGCGTCTGCTCCTCCTGTCCCAATAGAAATATTAGAAACCTGTGATGTATTAGAAGTATTGGACCCTTGAGTAGCTCCTTGGACCGAAGCAGCAATAAAATTATTTTTTATGTTACCTCTGAATCCTCCCCCTACGCGATAAATCACTTTATAAGAATCTCCATCAACCGGAGATTTACCTCTTACACTATCCCCAAATGAAATAACCACCCCAAAATTGTTGTCATAGGTCTTTTCAAATACTTGATGAGTAGCTCCTGAAGCCAAGTATAAAGAATCAATTTCTGCAAAAAAACCATCACTTTGACTAGAAACTTCAATGCTTCCTTCTATAACGGGTGCCTGGGCAAGTGTTATAGTTTTAGAAACTTGATCTGATCTAAAAGTACCAGACTCTTCAACGAGAATACCCTCTAAAAATACAAGATTAGTAGTTGTAGAGTTAATAAAATCAGTTATTGGAATAACTAAATCAGAATCTCCAATCAAATTTAATTCTTTATTAGTTTGATTATAAGAATATAATGTCCACCCAATTTGTCTACCATCCCTAGAAGAAGTAACTTTTATTGTTCTATCCTCTTTATTAATTTTATAAGAAGTATCCCCAAAAGGAAAAGCGTCGTTCAGCGTTAAACTTGCATCTGCTTTAGCTGCCAAAGGACCTCTAAGATCGATTCCAATAAGTTTAAGAAGTTTAGAAACATTGCCTTGAGTTCTAGCAGTTTCCAAAAAAGATTCATTTGCTAACATATCAGCCTTAAGAGATAAATTTGCTCCAAGGTAGGCTAATAGGTTGACAATCATCATACCTAAATCTGACTCTGCAAAGTTATTATAATCTAAAGGATAAAATGTTTTTAAATAATTTACTAATGATTTCTTGTAAGATTCATAATCTTGCGAAGTAAAATCTATGGCAGGAAGGCGTTGGTCTACAGGTAATTGAGCAGCAGACAGAAAATCTGTTACGACAGTTCCCTGCGCTCCAACAGTATTTGTTAACCCCCTCCAAGGGACTCTTGTGTTTGTATTATTGTGCATTATACTATGATCTCCAGCGTCTCAGTAACGATAGGGGCATCTTTCAAGGAATAAACTAATTTTATTATAATTCTATTGAGATCCTTCGCAGTAGCAGTTTTATCTTCGAGAACATTTAAAGATTTGATAATTATTCTAGGTTCATATTGAAGAATAGCTTTTTCCACATCGTTTTGTAACTCACCTAAAGTAACATTATCTAAAGGTTCAAATAATTTAGTTCTTAATCTAACTCCAAAAGAAGGTTGCATAGGTCTCTCTCCTTTCTCTGTTAAAATTAACTGTCTAATATTATTTTTTATAAGACTAGTATTACTTTCTTTGGAAAAATAGCCACCTTCTCCTTTTACAATAGGATAATTTAAACCAATAATTCGACTAATTTTTGAAGTAATCAAAAAATCTATTTCAGAAAATAAAGGGGTGTTAATTACCATTAATCTCGTATTTTTATATTCTTAAAGAAACTATTAGTTAATTTATAATTACGGCTAATCTCTTTATTATTTAGGGCTCTGGAATACATCAACGGCAACCCTAAGTGTCCGTGCAAACCGCTCTTGGCTCCATTTTCCCCAGCTGCGGCATCTTGGGAAGTTCCTTGAGAAAAATAAACTGAATTTGTATTTCTACCCATGAAGCCATGAGTAGGTATCGTATCTGTAAATCCTCCTCCTAAAATTAAAGTAGTGAAAGTTGAATTGTTAGGTAAAGTGGGGCCTGTGCCTAAAGGAGCGGAATAGCTGGATAAATTAAAATCTCCCTTAGTAACAAAAGTAGGAAATGTAGCGGGATTCATACCAAAGACAGAAGTCATAGAAGAGGTGGCTACTGAAGATCCGTCAAAAAATAATTCTACTTTGTTTTTCTGAGAATTTCCAACTATAGAAAAATTATAAAAACCAGAAGATACAGAAGATACAGCAGGGTCATCCCACACTAAACCTAGAGTATTTCCAGAAGTATCCTCCCCAAAACACACACTAGGTCCCCATACACCGTTCTTCTCGTTTTGGGATACTGTTGGATAAAGAACAAAGGCTGGTTTATCAGAACCCTTATCTCTAAACCCTATAACAAATCCTCTTACTTTTCTATCTAAAATTGTTGCGTCGGCAGCAACCTGTCTAGTACTTTCTGTTTGTCCTCCGTCCCCTGTATTTTCATTAGCCATACAGAGTCTAAATCTGTGAAGGTTATCAAAATTTGTTCCAGTATCAAGGTTAGGGAGATAAACCCAAAAAGAAAGAGTAAAACCGTCTTTGAGGAAAAACATGTTATATAAAGAATCTTTACCTGGAATTTCCACATAACTTCCGTTTGCGGATAAATCTGTTCCGTTTAAAAAAGGAATAGATAAACCAGAAGGAAACATCTCCAAAGTAGCACTAGCCATTAATCTTCCATCTAATTCGTTTCCATTGGTTATGAAATTATCGGAAGTTTGTTCAGCAGCAGAGTTTCCTACGACTTTAGGATTCAAAAAAGATAAACCAAGTTCCAGTCCGTCTTTCGTAACAGAATCTGTCATACTTCGTGCTCCAAATCCTTTCCCAGAAGCATCAAAAGCTGTTAATTTTGAAGTAGTGGTCCAATGAGGTCCCACTCCTGTACCTTCCTTTCCTAAAGCTAAATGTGAGAATACTCTCCCAGCTCCGCTGTCAGGTACTGTGTGCAGAAAAATTGGAGCAATAGGAAGCACAGAATCTTGAACATCTCCCAAAGATAAGGTCAGACTAGCCTGTTCTGTAACAGAAGGAGCTAACCCGGTTCCTTTTAAAAACGAAAAATCGTTCAAAGGAATATTTTCAATAGTTTCGTCTTGTCCCGTTTCTGGGTTGTTATAAATTACTGTGTCCTGTCCTAATCTAAACCTATTCGATAGGTAGGCCAATTCTAATTGTTTCTTTCTCTTTTTAATTTTTAAGTCATAATTAGAACTAATGGCTGCTAAATTAAGATTATGATTAGTTACTAAAGCACCGCTAGTTTCTTGTCCTCCTGCTATTAACTCTGTAATTTGTCCTGAAACGTCGAATACTTGTTTTTCCTTGTCCGCTATAAACTGCTGTAACACATTATCAGCTCTGTAAAAAGGTAAAAGAGTTCTATTTTCAGTAATTATGTCGAGATCAAAAATAGTTCCTGCAAAGATATTTGCATCTTTTTCTTCATAAACTTCTCCTCTTCCTCCTAGATTAGGGGCGTATTCAAAATTAGTTCTATCCGTTGAAAGAGGAGTTCCCGAAGGAAGAGGAACCTCCTCGACATTTCTTGAATTATAATACAAACCGTCCTCTGATAAAACAAATTGTCCTCTTAAACTGATAGGAGGACCATAAACAAGATCAAAAATCGGAGCTGCACTTGTTTCTAACAAAGGAGCGACCTGAGCAGTTAAACTTAAATATTTTGAAGCATCTTTAGAAAGAGGAGCCATTACTGTTCTTCCTATCATTTCTAAGAATTCAGGAGAAGTTCCGTCTCCTGTTCCTAAAGAAGAGTAATTTACAATAGGCTCTATTTCTTTACCCTCTGCCCTTCTGCGAACAATATCCTCTATTAATGTCATATTCGATTTTTTAGTATTAATAGAATCTTGTAGATCTCCTAATTTAGTTCCAAGAGACTCTAGATCTGCTTTCTTTTCAGCAGAAATAAGGTCTTCGTCTGGAGCTATATTACTTAACTCATTACTCAACTTAGAATTTAAGGAAGTAACCTTTGCTTGACTAGGATTTGATAAATTACTGTATGCACTTTGACCTTCTTTGAGAAGGGAGTTCACAGCCCCTGCAGCACCTAAGGCAACCCCTGCTGCTCCTTTAATAGCACTAAAAGCACCCTTTAGACCTGTCGTGGAAGGAGCCAATACAGAGCCTCCCATACGCCCTAGAGAGCTTCTTTCTTTGCCTGACAACTCATCCATCCTTCTTCTTACAGATTTTGCTCTAAGCATATCATTCTGTAAAGAAAGCACAGAAGTCTTCTTTATTCCTTCTAGAGCATTAGAAGGAAGAAGTCTTAATTCATCCGCATTAAAAAATTCAGCCATATCTTTCTATTTGTATTTATCCTCTAACTACATTAATTAATTGCGCTGTCATAGTGCAGATTCCCATTTGCATATTTGTAATAGAAGAAGAAAGTAAATTTAAAGTAGTGATTGCATTAAAAGTAGTAGTAGGAGCATCTAAAGTACAGCTAGACTCTCCTGTCATATTCAAATCAACTTTTGCTATCATTTCAATATTATTCTCAGCTTCCATGATAATATCATTAGCTGATTTTATTGAGATATCTCCTTTTTTAGTCTCGATATTAATATTTCCTTGTTTTGCAATAACATTAATATTTCCTTTTCCATTGTTAGTTACTGTTATATTAGTATCAACATCTTCATCAAAAATATCAATATCAACATCCCCTCTTCGAGATCTTATCTTCATATCATCAGTACAATGAATATCAATAGTTTTATCATTAGTATTGATTTTTATAAAATTAGGTTTTTCATTAAAAGGGTCATCGTTATCGGAAATAAGTACCCATTCTTTCTCATCACAATCGCTTAAATGTACAATCTTCCCTAATTCTGTGGAAAGAAGAATTCCTCTGTCTTCTACTTTTCCTACGTCTTCTGTGTCAACCTTTTGGTGACTTAAATAAATTTTATTATCATTTCTATCTTTTATTACAAATTTACCAGGAATACCGTTATACTTATAAATTTGTTCCCCGTCTGGTAATGTAGTAGTTATTAGAACTCCGTCTTCCTCAGCTCCTCTTTTTTCAACAAAATCAGAACCAAAGATAGTTCCCATATAAACGTAATTTCCTTCTTGAGTTCTAGCTACACAGACCCTTGTTAAAGGATCCGGAATACCAGCTAAACCAAAGTCAGAGCCTCCGTAAGGAGAACAATAAACGACAGGAACTTCTCCTACCCCTTCTATTATTACATTAAAAGTCCCATCAAACATAGGATTATGAGTAGATTTGGAGACAAGCCCTTCGTATATCTCGTTCAATTCTTTCATTTACTTTCTCATATCTGAATAACTAATTAAGTGTAGTCTAGAAGTATAACCGAGTCTTGGGTTAATTCTGTGTTCTATTCCGATCAATCTATGTTCCCCTGACAACCAATGAGTTGTCCCTGTCCTATGGTTAAATACCTGAGCTAAAACAACTCTAGGATTTTGACCAAAAAACTCTGACATTGTATTTATTTCTGGAATTCCTGGTACCGTTATAAACAAATGGTGCATATTAGAGGATATAAGAGAGTGCTGTTCTGCTTGCCTAGCTAAAAGACTGTCTATAGTGACATCGTTGTCTGAAGAAATTTGATTATCAATATCATAGTTAGGGGTAAAAGTTACCTCTTCTGAAGTATAGGCGAGTTCTTCTTCTCCTTTGTAAGTTGAGTATTGTCTCTGGTTAACATGCCCTAAAGATAAATTGAAAACCACATCTAAAGCAGCTTTACGTTCAGCCTCGTTAATTCCTTCTAATTTTATTATATTTTTAGCTAATTCGGAAACATCTTTTTCAAGTTCTTTTACCACCTTTGCATTTTCCTCTGAATTATAATTAGCAACATCTAAAGCAGCGGTATCTTTAGAGACTATAGCAGTCCAAAATTCATTAACTCTTTTTTCTAAAGCATCCCGTGCAGCTTGCCCTTCGGGAACAAGCCATTTCAAGAAAAAATCTTTAAAAGAACTTTGACCTCCTGACTTTACTATTCTAGCCAAAATAGTATAAGGTCTTACTTGTGCTTCTTCTAAAAAGGAAACACTTGTTTTGTGTGTCGAAGGTTTAGCAAATAAACTTAAAAAATACCAACCGTACAACTGGTAATCCATATCCACAATAATTGGTTCCTGTTTTATCTTATATTGCGTAGTAGATCTACTAGGAGGGTTTATAGCTGCCCTTCCGTAGGTAAAAACTAAATCCTTAGAAAGGGGAGTTAAGTCAACTACTCCATTCTCTCTTTTTTCTATACTTTCGGAGGTACAGGCTAAAGAATAAACTCTTCTAAAAGGTGTTCCAGGAAGGTATCTGGCATCTTCCCCTTTCGTATTAGCGTATCTGTCAAATTTATCAACAACTCCAAAATAAACAAAAGAATCCAATCCGCTATCTAATATTTTTTTAGAAGTTATAAACTCACCATCGATATTACATTGAATTAAATCCAATTTATCTTTTTTGCTATCAGAATTTTTAGTTCCAGCAGAATCTGTTAATACCCCATTTATTCTTTGTCTAATTCCGTTAGTGGTCGGAGAACCTCCTACAAGATTAGTTCCAAGAAAAAACTCTCTGAGAGAAAGTCCTGCTGGTTTTCTCATTTTTAAAACATAAACCGCATCTTCCTTTTCTTTAAAAGAATTTTTCATTGCTTGTACTTGAGCTTCTGCTCTAGCAGCATAAAAATTATCTTGTGCGGATTGGTTTGCTACTAAAACTTTCCTCTGTTTTTCAACGATCCTTTCCCCCCCTCTAGTACCTCCTGGAACATCTACAATATCTATTTCGGTATCGTAATACGTTTCAGTCTGTAGTTGATAAAATCCTGATCTTACAGCAGCATTACCGTCAGCAGTTAAATCAGAGGAATAATCTGTTCCTCCGTCAGAACCTGTATTTGTTATATTTTGCTTAACTTGATAAGTAT